TTGCATGAAGACAGCCGAACTGTGCGCCGGGGCCTCCGTCAATGTCAACCATTGTTCCCTTAACGGTTGTTTTACCTGTAGCTTCTATGTTTATTGTTCCGGACGCTTTAATTTCTACTTTTCCTTTTACATCCGCTGTCAGCTCATGTTTTTCTCTGTCATATTCCAACACAGTCCCGTCCTTAAACTCTTTTCTGTATTTATTTGCGGATGCGGTTCCCGGAGAATCATCATCGGAATAATAAGCTGCCACAACTATGCCCTCATCCAGGCTTTCGTTTAGTATGCATGCGACATGCTCGTCCAGGTCAAAAGGGCTTTCAGTTTTGTCTCCTTTAGATTTTTCAACTGCGGCAAAGAGCCACGGCGATATAATAGAACCACCGTCAAGAGTTATCTCCACACGGAGGCGCTTTTTCTTTGCGTCAAACTCTTTTACGGCTCCGAAACACAGCTTCATGATATTCTCCTAAGTTCTTCAAGACTTGTAATGTAACTCCCGGCAGTAATCATGTGCCTAACAACAGAAGCGTGATATTTCCCGTCAAGCTTATTATATCCTTCAAGATCAAAATTAATGCCTGCAACTATTCGGTTATTGCCGTAAACTGTAATAGACCCGCTTGTTTCAGCGTTTTCCTGATTTTTCAACTGACCTTTTGCATAAGCTTTTGCCTGATCAAGCGATTCAAAGCGTTTTTCGATCTTCTTAACGCCGCCGATTTTGACTGCCGGATTCGTAAATGTGTGTGTTATAACCCTGTTTGCTTTTGCACTGAAATATGATACCTGAACTCCACGGATGCAGTTAGAGCTTCTGAGATTATATGCTATAACCTGAGACCTCTTTATAACCGCCGATGTTTCAAGTTCATGCAGGACTTCAATACTGTAAAAAACAAGTTTGCCGTTCTCAATTTTAAATGTGCAGCCGTAATCCCCCGCAAGTTCCCGTAAAAAGGAAAGGTCACTTTTATTTTGAGTCAATCTTTCAAATTTAACATCGGGAATGTCGCCGTTAAGTTTCAGTCCGTGGCTCCCCGCGATCTCGTCGGCTATCTTTTTCAGTGTAGTTTTTTCCCAAGCTTTAGTTTTAATGTTTCTGAGATCCTTTTTTATTCCGGTGGCGATTCCTCTTATTGTCACAGTGTCAGGAGGCCCGTCATAAGAAACTTCGTCTGTTTCAAAACTGCCGCAGTCAAGTAAAGCTCCACCCTGGTATCCTATCTTAAGTGCGATGGAATCACCTTTTTCAGGCATAAGTTCAGAGCGCCAGAGTTGTAATCTATCCTGAAACCTGAGTTCGACTTCGTCCGCTTTTCCGGTTTCGTTGTCGGTATATGTTACATCCAGAAGGGCGGGCGCAACATCAGCCGTTACATTCTGACCTTCAAAAATTATATCAACAACCGGCTTTATTTTTTCCACGGGGCGGCTCCTTTAATTACAATATCCGGCACTGTAATAACCGGGATACGGAGTTTTATTCCGGCATCAAGTATCAATTTTCCCGGAACCTCGGGGTTCGCCTTTATTATTATGTCCATCTTTTTGGAGTCATTATAATACCTGTACGCAAGTGTGTCCCATCTGTCGCCGTCGGCAGCAATGTGTTCGTAATACTCAAAAATTTCATTAACTCTCTGCATTATTGCCTCACAACAGATTTTGTGTCTGAAGGCGACTCAGCGCCTGATCCCATACTGTCGGTACCCGTCTTTTTCTTTGTTCCTTTTTGCGGTTCCTTGGTCTCTACTTCTATTATATCATTCGGAACATATTCATTAATAACAATATCAACCTCGGCGCTCAGTATTGAACCGTCATCAAGAGAATCTTCAAAAACGGGAGTTATGCTTTCAATAGTAAAATCGCCGTAATAAATACCATTATACATTGAAAGTGATTGCGGCTGTCCTGTTCCCGCCACTTCGTTAAGGCGGTCAATACTTTCCTTAGGGTTGCAGAAATCAGCGTGAAAATGTGCTTTCAGAGTGTACTGATCAAGACCGCCGCCCAGAAACTGAGTTTTAGGTTTAGAGCCGACAGTTTCATGGTGTGCGAACCGGTATTTGAAGCTTCCTGACATTCCGCCGATCATTCTTTTTTCGTCAAATATGATTGTGCCGAGTATCATTTTCATTTTAGTATGCCAACCTCATTTTTTTACGGGTCGCCTCATCAATTATTTTCAACAGTTCGTCTTTATGTCGGTTAAGCATTTCGCTAAAGCCGGCAATGTCTTCTTTTGTTCCGGATCCAATTGTAATAGTCGGACTGTAATGGACAATAACACTGCCCGATGATCCGCCGGCTGCCCTTCCGGTTGTTGGAGCCGCCCCCGATATTTGCCCAGTTACTTTCTGCATTGCATCACGCACAGGTTCGGGTTTAATAGTTCCCGCGATAGTTTCAACGATCTTAACTTTATTAAGATCTTTAAGCGGCCCTACTTTGGCAGGAGAGAACGGAAGAAACTCACGGATTTTTCCAACCATATCTTTTATAGCGTTTATGGGCATTGATGCAGTTTCTTTAATGCCTTCCCATATTGCTTTTGGAAGACTCATGCCGGCGTTCTTAAAAGCTGCTATTGCAGCTACTAATCTTGCCGGTGCAGTAACAAACCATACAAAAGCTTTTACAACCTTTCCTATGGCAGTAGCCACAAATCCCATAGCCGTTCCTATTGCGAATCCAAGATCGGCACCGATGCTGAAAGATTTTCCGGTCGCTTCAACAGGTGCAATGAGCTTTTTAAACCAGCCCCAAATACTTGAAAGGGGCTGAATAACGCCGCTAAAGCTTTCTTTGAGGGGAGAAAGCCCCATCATTATTCCCGAAAAAACACCTTTGAAAAAATTCTTTATCGGTTTCCAGTATTTATAAATAAGTAGGGCTGCACCGGCAATTCCCAAAGCTATTAAACCGATAGGGTTTGAGAACAAAGCGGTACCGACAGCTTTTATGGGAAATATAAGGGCTTTAAATGCCCCCACAGCACCGCCTTTAAGTGCGCCTCCCATTGACATCCAGCCCGCCTTGCTGAACAAAAGCGCCTTTGTTTGTGCGGCCACTGCGGCAGTAGTTTTCCATATCGTGCCGGGAGCCCCTTTAACCGCTCCTACAAAACCTGATGATATTGATTTTGTTGCACCCCATGCGGAGGAAGATATGTTCTTTAATCCTTTGCCGATATTTTTAAGATTCAGGTTAATACCGCCGGCTTTCATGATTGATTCCCGTCCGGCTGCGTTCCAGTCAAGAAATCCTTTTACAGCATCTTTAATTTTAGGCGAATTAGTACTGTAGGCCATACCGATTTTATTGGCCATCTGAACAAGTTTCCCACCGACAATCATGCCGCTTCCGCCTATAGTCAGAAATCCGCCGAAAGCTGCGGTAAGCTTTACAATAGTCCCCGCAGCTTTCGGATTTTCAGAGATAAATTTATTTATGTGCCCTAAAAATCTTGAAAGGGCATTCGCACCGTCTGTGATAGCCGGCAGTAGATTTTCTCCAAGTGCTATGGCGGTTGTTTTGATCCCGGCTATTGATCTTTCAAACTGAAAAGCCGAATCAGCTTTCATTTTTGCGGATGCTTCTGTAAGTGAACCGGTTCTTTTTCTCTGCTCTTCAAGAGCTTCACTGTAAATATTTGCTGATGCTCCGGCAAGCTGAACAGCCGCGGCACCCGCCTCCAGACCGCTGAAAAGATTTTTAACTGACATTCCATTCTTTTCGGCATGTTCATTTAAAATATTTAGTGCCTGTGCTACATCGCCGCCCTTCTTGATAAAGTCAGCAAAATTTTCTCCGGAAAGTTTTTTAAATGTTTGAGCGACTTTAGATCCTCTATTGTCAAGCTCGGCAAACATTGCATTCAGTTTGGTTGTTGCCTGCGGTGTTTTGGTTCCCTGCTTAGTCATGGCGGCAATGGCAGCCGTAACATCAGAAAACTTAATACCTATTGCCGCGGCGGTCGGTGTAACATTGGAAAGATTCTGTGCAAGCTCATCAAAAGTTGTTTTACCCGCTTTAACTGCGGCAAACATCGAATCAGCGGCATCGGTTGCCTTCATAACTTCCGGGCCGTAAGCATTCACAACAGATGTTATACCGTCAACAGCGGTTGCCATTGTTGTAACTCCGCCGATCGCCGCATCACCCGCAACTGCCAGAAACTCTTTAACTGCTTCTTTTGTAGGTGCTATACCGGCGGAAACTGAATCATAGGCCGCCTTTACGACAATGTCTGTGCCCTGGGCAAATTCTCTTGCGGTTTCAAGCAGCATGGGGCCGAACTCACTTTTAACCTGTGCGAGTGATTTTTCGGGCACAAGAGTTGATATTTCTGCAACTCCCTTATTAAATTTCATGGCTTCCCGTGCCATCATGCCATAGGCGCTTGTTATTGCTCCGCCTACAATTGCAATCTTTTTGCCGGTATTTACGAATTTTTCGGCTGAAGCATTAAGTGAGTCAAATCTTTTTCTTGCTTTATCGGCTTCGGTTCCAGTGCCTGCGATCTGTTTTTTGGCTTCTTCAAGAGTGCGGCGTGCCTGATCAACCGCTTTTAAAACAATTTCCATCTGCATTGTATCAGCCACTTTGCACTCCCTAATCTTCAGAATTCAGAATCTTATTCAGCTTTTCGCGGGCTTTCACCCAGTCGGCAAGCTCTGCAATGCCCATTCCGAGCAATCTCTCCTCCGAGTGTCCTTTCTCAATAAGATAACTTATCAGGACTTCTTCGGGGAAGACGATTGAACCCCCCCCAGGACAAGTGACTCCAGCATCATTGTGTCCATACCGGGCAGCTTCATTACTTCATCAGGAAACATCTTGCCATTCTCACAGCCCTCAAATTTGCAGCACACAGAGATCAGGTGCGGCATAAACTCCTCTTCAGCATATATGTTAACACTGTGGTTTATACTTCTTGCGAGTCTTCTTGCCGCAAGTATGTCTCTTGTGGTTGCCTGTCTGAGGATACTTACTTTTTTCTGCGATGCCGGCATTACATAATCATAAGGATACACACCGGTTTTTTCGTCTTTCTTTTCAAGTGTTTCAGGTATTTCAGGTGTTTCTGCCATTTCATTATCCGGTTTCTTTCTTTTTTCCTTATCGGTCATTTTTTGCTCCTATATTCCAAGGTTTGAACGGTATGTTGAATAAATGTCAACCCCGTCGATTTTGAATTTGTTCTCTTCGGTGTCTATTTCCATAAGCACAACACCTTCTTCAACTATCTTAAGATAATTTACTTTCAGGTTCGATTCGTTCTCCACGGCTTCGTGCTGTTTAAAACCAAGCCCGGGCAGATTGGTCTGTTTGGCGCGGAGATATATTACCAGAGGAACTTCGTCTGTAAGTTCATCGCCCGTCCATTTTTCGACATTCGCACGGATCTGAAGGGATATCGGCACAAGCGGGTTGGCAGTCTTTTTAAGCACATCGCTGTAAAAGCTGTTCCATTTTATCTTGCACTCTATCTTTTCAAGACCGCTGAAGAACTCCTGAGGACTCATCATACCGAGAGGTTTCTTTTCAAGGAATTTGTAATTTGCGCTTACATTTACTTCGTCAGCTTTTCCCAACTGGCTGTCACCGTTAAGAAAAATGTTTGCGTTGTCAACCTTTGTGATGTTTTTCCGTACCATTAGTTACCTCCTGCAAGATTCTGCAAGTACCCGATATTTACTCTCCTTCTGTATGTGATTCTTTCGGCAGGCGGATATGGTGCCATATCATAATCAATCACAATATTACCTCCGGCGAGGTTGGAAGGATCGTTGAGATCCGGCTCAAACCAGCATTCGCCTCCTGCGAGCGGGTTGCCGGTGCCTGTTCTTTTCCTGAGAAAAGCGTTAATGCTCTCTATCTGCTCGTCAATGAATCCCCGATCTATCGGAGCATCAACTCTTTCAAGTGCCGCTTCTTCGATGCTGTCCTCTATCAGATCTCCCACACGGAAACACGATTCAAAGGATTCAATCCCTTTATCATTCGGAAAACTTGCGTTCCTCGGTCCCCATATTTTAAGGCCGTTCCTGTTAATAATAGTGCATATCCCTGCGGCGTTTGCGAGCTGAGCGTCGCAGTTCGGATCCCTCTTCGACCAGGATATGGGGATTTCAGGTTTCAGAACGCCTGTAAGCGCTGTGTTTGAAATGCTCCACCAGTATCCCTTTTCCCTGTCTTTTTTTGCTCTTGCCCCGGCAAGACGGGCGCTGTAAAAGCTTATTTTCTCGCCGTCTGTTTCCTTGTCATAGACAATTACTCTCGGCCAGCAGAGGAATAAACGCTGTTTTGATGTATTGAAAGCTCCGCCCGGTGTAGTTCTTGCGGAAAGAACATCTTCAAGTGTCTGTCCGACTTCGGAATCCACATAACCGTATGCCCTCAGAGTGTCAACAATTGTTTCCATTTCCGCACGGACGGCGGCGTCTGATGAGTATCCCGGGGCAACTATTATTTTCGGTTCGAAACCGAAAAGGCCTTCAACATCTTTCAGCGCTTTAAGCCCGGTTTTTTTGCCGGTAACGGCATCAACTTCACCGATTATGTCGGCAGCCGTTACTTTTGTAACATCGGCGTAATCATAACTGAGAAGAACCTTGCCGGCTGCAATATCATCAGCATTGATTATTGTTATTTCACCGGTTACAAGATTAACAGTATAGTCTGTCGTAAGTTCTCTAAGCGTTCCGTCAGAAGCTTTTTTTACGACAACCTTGCCGATATACTCCTTCCCGGTTACTATTTTTTCACCGGTGCCGATATTGGTCTCCGCCTCTTCAACATCCGTACGGTGCTTTTCAACATCGAACACATTAACCGCTATAACGGTTCCGTAACCGAAATCAAAAACCGCATCAAGCGATTCCGGCAGTGTATAGCCGGGCAGTTCATCTCCGAAAGCTGCCGCCTTCTGTTCGCTGTTAACCAGCACCGGAACATTAATTGCCGGTCTGACTATCGGGTCAACTTTATGAACAGGAGCCGTGCCGACGATTCCTATAACCGCCGTTCTTACTTCCTGTATTGTCCTTATCCCGTCGCTGACCTTAACGGTTTCAACTCCATGAATATAATCTGTTCCCATTTCGTCCTCGCTATTTTTTGGTTTTAACAGGGGCGGCAGGTTTTTTTTCCGTCGCTCCGGTGTCAAGTACAACCTCCTTAAGGTGGCCGAGCTTGATCAGCTGCCTGGTTCTTTTATCTTCCGGGTCAAGTTCGACAGTCGTACCCGTAACCAGACAGATTTTGCTGACTGAAGATACAGGCCCGCTGTAAGTGTATTTCTTTTTCATATATCGGGTGCCTCCATATTTCGGTTTAATTTTATCTTTTTAAAAGGTGGTCTGCTGTCCTCGTCAGGGTTTGCAGACAATGTAGATGATCTGAAAATAATGTTATACTGCCATACCCCGCCGTTTTCGGCCACAAAACCGTCTGTGACAATTGTGATAATTGAACAGCCGGGAATTTTGAATCCCTGTATCTGTCTTCTTGCAAGCTCAATATACGGTTCAGCGTCCGCAGTTGTCCTCAGGTCTCTTAAAAGTATTACCGCCTCAAATGTCATCGCCCTTTTCTGAACTGCACTGTCGGTTGAACTCGTTGCCGCATACTGACTTCTGACATATCTTACAAGTATATGTCCGCGCGGGTGTCTGATCTGGAATGATGCCGGGTTACCGGGATAATCTTCAACTCCGAGCGCAAGCGGATTTGATTTCTGTTCAAACACGGTTTTAAGGTTGTTTAAAACGGCTTCCCTCAGGTTCTTATTCATCAGTATTTCCCCAGATTATCTTTACTGAAAAGCCGGTCAGCGGGTGTTTTGTTCATTCTTATGTCCACCCCGCCGGAAATCGCGCCGGATGTTCCGGATTGTATTTCGCTCACGCCTATGTGCATTTTTCTTTCCTGGATCAATCCGAGCAGTTTAATTGTGTTTTTATAGGCATCACTGACCGGCTCCGGGATAGGAATATTGGTTCTCCGGCTGTAAAGTCCGTGAACGGCAAGATCCAGCACCATACTTTCTATCAGTTTTGTTACCGGTGTCAGGGGGACGATGTAGCGCCCCCTGACAAACGAGTTAAGCATGTCTTCGGCGGTATCAATTATCTCATTCACTACTTCTGTGTCTATTGCGGTTGCAGCATAATCGTCATTTGACAATCTTATTACATCCTGTTCAGACATCCTGGTATAGAGATTTGATACCGTTATATACATAACTTTCCTCTGTCTATGATATAGGTTGTCCGGTAACTATTGCACCCGGCATTTTGGGCACCGGTATCGGCCTTGATGCACCGAGCAGCCATGTGACCGCAGGATCTTCCTCGTCCCATTCTTTCGCAAAATATTCTGCGAGCACCATTATCCCGAGTTTGTCCGGAATAATGCAGTGTTCGAGATGGAAGGGCGCTTTTGATGCAACAAACCTGAATTCTTTCGGCGGCACGAAATCAAGGAAGTTGCCTTCAAGGTCTTCAACTCCGCCGGCAACGATATAAACATCAACACCCGCAAAGTTGCCGATAAAATCCATAGACGGATCATCGCACTGAAGCTTCATCTTGCCGACTTCGATTCCTTTGTTGTTAAGATATTCAAGCACCGCCTTGTTCTTAAGGAATGTTTCACCGAGATCAGTACCGAGGAAAAGGTGATCACCCACAAACCCTGACGCTTTCTGTGTCAGCTTCTTGAAATTTCTTATGTCTGCGATCGGATCACTTGTCTCAGCCGACCATCTTTTTGCGGCAATGAAAAGTCCGAGTTTGTTGGTCGCTGGAATATTATAATTAATATCAAACTCAACTTCATCGTTGCTTATTGAGATCTGTCCGCTAAGGGCTTTCCAGCACATCCATATCTTTGTGCGGTCTATACGGTCTTTAATGTCCCTTATTTCAAGGGCTTTCCGTTCGTCGCGCACTTTCTGAAGATCTCCGCCCGTTACATATACACCGCTCCCGGCAGCTCTTTCAACATCCGTGTCCTCGGCAGTCAGTGACTTTTTGATACGAATGTTGGGGAATTTTACGGTATTTGTCTTTTTACCGAGCTTATCTACAACCACACCGGCTGCGAAGGGCCTGACAAAAGGTGCAATCTTTTCGTTCCCGACGACAAGATCTATCTCAATTGTCTGGGAAGCACGCACGGGCTGCTTCTTAAAAAGATTGTCCATTATCCACGAGGGGACACTTTTAATCATATTGATCGTATCTGTTAAAGTTTTCCAGTCCATTTTTTACCTCTACCTGAGTTCTTTGATAATAAGATTGCTGTTGTTTTCTTCGAGCCACGCCAATGCATTGTTGTCTATGTTGTCAATTGCCGCTTTATTGAAGCAACCTGCGAAGTAAGCTGTTGTTTTTGCTTCGGCTGTAGCGTCAATGCCGTGCCCGATAAGACATAACGGGTACTGGGATCCATCAGTTGCAGCGGCGGAATATTTTTTGTATTTTCCTGTTCCGGCTGCAACGGTAAGTTCAAACGAGTCTCCTACTGCAAAATCAGTTTCACCATCGGCAATTGTCACACCGAAATGACTGTTCAGGTATGCGGCATCTGTTGTAAGATCTTCCAGCCGGACTCCGTCAGGATCATGTACGCTGAAAAGTCCATGGTTGCCGGGCACTTCATCAACCGTAACCGTAAAAAAGTCTCCTACCGCAAAATCAGTATCACCATCGGCTATTGTCACACTGAAATGACCGTTGTCGTATTCCACACCTGTCTGCAGATCCGCAAACCGGTATCCGTCGGGACCTGTAACTTTAAAAACAGCTGCGTTTCCGTCCACTTCCGCAAAAGTAACTGTAAAAATGTCTCCTGCATCAAAAGGCGTAACCCCGGCTGTGACTGTTATGCCGAAATAGTTATTAAGATATGCAACTCCAACCGTAAGATCTTCCAGCCGGTTTCCGTCAGGGTCAATGACGGTGAATGTGGCGGCGGCGGTCGCAATAAGTTTGTAAACTCCCGCCTTTGCGGCGCTCCCCTTAATCAATCCGTCTGCAGTTCCGTTCCCTGCGGTCAGATCGGGTGCGATTGTTCCATCGTCAAGCTGTTTTGCACTCTGGATGCACTCAATTCTGTAAACACCGGGCTTCGCATTGGCGCCGATTGTTATTTCTCCGGCCAGACCGTCTCCGGTGTTGTCATCATCGGCAGCGATTAAAGCGTTTCCGAGTAGTACAAGAGCAACAATGCACTTAATTATATAAGTGCCGACTTTTGCAGCTTTACCGAGTACAACCGCGCCGGGCGCTCCGTCTCCGGTGTTTCCGTCATTTTTCTGAATTGTTGCCGCTCCTTTGGTCACTTTTCCGAGCAGTACCGGTTTTTCAATCACCCCTGTGCCGGCGCCGATAATTACCGGTTTTTCAATCGTCTGCATATTACCTGCAAACAGATCTTTCGGGGTCGAGCTTGTTTCATTCACTCCAAGGTTCTGTCCCATTTTTTTCCTCTTTTTTAACTGTTAATAACTGACTATCTTCCTTTGTTCGCTAAATCTGCAAGTTCTCCGGCCTTGTTCGTTTTTTCCGGCTTTCCGGATGAAGCAACTTCGCTGAATTCAATTGTTTTAGGCAGCGAGGAAAGATTCTTTTTGTACGATTCAAGCGAGTTGTGCTGCTTTTTCTCACCATTTTCGGCAAATTCAATAACGCCCTGTTTTCCGAGTGCGTGCATGGTTTCAACATGTGCGGCAACTTCAACAGGTGCAATTTTCCCCTCTTTTACAAGGTTTTCACAAAACTCCCTGTACTCTTTTTTTACCGCTGTTTCAGCAGATGCCGCCTTTTCCGCTTTTAAAGTGCCGTTCTCTGTTTCAAGATTTTTCACTTTTTCTGAAAAGTCTGTAACTTTGGTTTTAAGTTCTTCATTTTCTTTTTTAAGTCTTGTAAGTTCGTCCATTTTGTCTTCTCCGGTATCGTTAATAATGCCCTCCTCATAAGAGTTCGTTTTTGCGATTACAGTCTCTTCAAGCCGGTCAATGTCATAGTTCCCGGCAATCCTGTCCGCAGTATCAAGACCCTCCTTTTCAATTATCCATTCACGCAGCCGTCTGAGAATGCCTTTAAGTGTTCTGAACTTTGTTTCCACCGCCCAGCCGTCAATTTCCGTAAATTCAACAAATTTTCCGTTGTCGGAAAACTCAATCTGGGGGAGTCCTTTTATTGCCGGCGGCTGTGCTCCGAGAAAACCTATGTGGCGCAGAGATCCGTCTTCATAAAAACTTGCGGACACCTTTTTATAAAGTCCAGTCTGCACAATTTCTTTGAATTCATCTCTGTAATCAGACAATTCCGCATATAGAACATCGCCGATTCTTTTAAGGTTTTTAACCCAGCCGTAGGCGGGAAAGTTACTTTTCGGGTGTCCTATTACGACAGGTGCAGTGTGTTTTTTTTCATCATAATTCAGGGCTATTGAATCAAGATCGGCTTCGGTATAACTGTGTACCTTACCTTTGGAATCTGTGTGCGTTCCTGCCTTAAAAAACGGGATCCACGGCCACTTAATCATTTTTAACCTCCAGCAGTTTTTTTCTTATTAAAGACACATCAAAATTAGGGCATGTTTTGCCCTGACGAATTCCCGAATCAGTTTCACAGTGCCCTATTACTGCACTGGCGGGAAGAGCATATATTTGCAAAAGTTCAGCACAGAGGCGCATCAGGGAGTCAACCTGCGCCCCCGTGAACTGATCTTTCCCGATAAGGCATATACCTATAGAATTATGATTATTCCCCTCGCAGTGTGCCCCCTGAACATCCGGTGATCTTCCCGGCTCCACTGATCCGTCAAGGCAACAAAAATAATTCCTGCTATTGACTTTTCCGTTAAGAATGACAAAATGATACCCGATGCCGTTGAAGCCGCGCTCCTTATGCCACTTCTCTACAAGAGAAGCCGAACCGAAGCGGCTGTCTGAGCAGTGAATGATTATGTTCGAGATCTTCATTTCGCCTCCCGGCAGGTTACCTGTTCAGTTTATTTTCTGTTACATTCTCAAACAATTCCCGCTTAGAATTTATGTCGGAATAGACTGTGGAATCATAAGCACTTATCCTGAAAAAGCGATGTATGGGCGTATGCCCTTTTAGTTTATCCAGGAGAGGAAAAGATGAAGTGAAATTAACGCGGCGGTTATTCCGACAGCCGCCGCATTTCTTTTGAGGTGCGCGATGGATTCACTCTTTATTGATGTAATGAAAAATGCAGGAATACCCGGACTGATATTTCTTATTTTCTATATATATCACAAAAGCCAGACAAAGATTTACGAAGACATGGCAAGAAATCAGAACAAGATATATGAGGACATAATAAGACAGAATACGGCACGGGAAGATCGCAACTTTGAAACATTGGGCGACATGATAGAAACTATGCAGCTCAATATTGCAATGCTCAGCCGCATTGAAAGCAAAATAGAAAACAATACCTACTGCCCGGTAGTAAGGGCTCAGAAAGAAAAATAAAACCGGAGGGACAAATGAACAGCGAAAGGTTGCAGCTGAAAGGTCATATCAGTGAACTGAAACAGAAAAAAAGAGAACTTGAAATTCAAATCTCCGGGCATGTTGCACAGATAAGGGTGCTTATACCGACATTCATAGAGCCGGGTGACATCAATTCCGAAAATGTGCTTATGACCGCTGAACAGATGCATGAAAAAGTCGAGCAGCTTAAGGAAATAAACAGGAAACTGAAAGATGCCGAGGCGTTATTATGAGTAAAAAAATGATCTACGGCACAGAAGCCGAAAGGTTGTATGTGCAGGAAAATTATACCATATCTGAAATAGTTGCCAAACTCCGGCTATCTGAAAAAACAATCAGAAACTGGAAAGAAGACGGAGACTGGGAAAACAAAAAAAAACGGTTTATGGTCTCAAAACAGTCTTTTCATGAAGAACTTTTTGATTTTACCCGGACGCTTATGAAATCCCTGAAGGAGGATCTTGACGCCGGCAGAAAAATTGATACCGGCAGAATGTATGCGTTTACCCAGTTATGCGGTAAGCTGACAAATGTAAAAAAATACGAAGATGCAAAGGGAAAAGCGACCGGATCCGAACCGCCGGCATCCCGTGAAGAAATATTTGATCTTATACAGAAAGCTCTTACCGGGGAGGAATAATGTCTCTTGCGAAGGGTTATCTTCTTCCGTATCAGACACGCTGGCTTAAGGACAAGAGCCGTATAAAGATATGGGACAAATCCCGTCGAATAGGGGCCACCTATGTTCAGGCGCTTGAAGATGTTATTGAATGTTCAAAAGGGCTTTACGATGTCTGGTTTACAAGCTCCGACGATTCAGCCGGAGAGGAATACATCAAATATTGTGAGGAATGGGCCAAAAAGCTCAATACCGCTTTCAAAGCGACAGAGCAGGAACTTCTTGATGAAGACAAGGACATAACTGTCTATAAGGTTAAATTCAAGTCAGGCAAAACTATTCACGCCCTTAGCAGCAACCCGAAAAGATTCAGATCAAAGGGGGGCAAAGTTATACTCGATGAGTACGCATTTCACGAGGATGCAAACAAAATGTGGAAAGCCGCCAAGCCGACAATTACATGGGGATTTCCGCTTCGTATTCTCAGTACCCACAATGGAATGCAGTGTAAATATTACCAGTTCCTTCAAAGAGCAAACGCAGGGGAGCTGCCCTGGTCAGTACACAAAACGGACATATATCTTGCGGTGGATGAAGGTCTTGCCGACAAAATACTCGGCAGAAAGCTTACAGCCGAAGAAAGGCAGGCGTGGCTTGATGAGGAATATGATCTTACCGGGGACGAAGCGACATGGCAGGAGGAATACTGCTGCAACCCGCAGGATGAAAACACTGCATGGCTGCCTTATGAACTTATTGCGGCGTGTGAAGATTCTACCGGAGGGGTGCTGTGGTAAAAAGAAAAAAGCCGGAAAGCGATCTTATTAAAACAAAGTATTTTGACGGGTCTGGACTGAAAGGCCCCGATGATCCTGAATCACAGTGGGCAAAAGATCATGTTGCGGATTTCAAAAAGTGGCTGTCTGAAAAGCAGATAATAGGCAGAAGATATGCCGGGTACGACATAGCAAGAAAAAAACACCTTTCGGCAATATGGCTTGTTGAAAAAATAAGCGTGATGAAATTTACGCGCATAATTATAGTTCTTGAAAAATGTCCGTTCTGGTTTCAGAAATTGGTTCTTTTCGCTGTTCTTGAGATCCCTAATTTCGGCAGGGCGTGTATAGATGCCCAGGGAATGGGAGCTAATCTTGCCGAGGACGCTAAGTACGCATACGGCAGGCACAAGGTTGAAGAAATAGAAATGCTCGCCGGTGTAAAGGAAGAAATGGCGATACATACGAAACTTGAGATTGAAAGCAAAAGACACCTCTTCCCTGCCGACAAAGATGTGAGAGACGATCTTCACAGCGTAAGAAAATACATAACGACAACGAAACACGACCGGTTTGACGCAAAAGCCACGGAAAACGGACACGGTGACAGGTTCTGGGCTCTGTGTCTCGCAGACAGGGCGGCAAGCGACACTGGGGATGAATCAACACCGGCTGTTACAAGAAAAAGACCGGCAAGAACAAAAATAACAAAAGGTTTTTAGGGGAAACTGCCAGAAATGCGATTTAAGCCCGAAAATAAATATTTGGCTATACAGGGGGCGGGCATTGGTAAATTTTCAAAATCAAACGAATTTAAACGGGTTTTAAATACTATCTGAATATATTAAGGAGGTCGGGGAAATGGGCGGCAAAAAAGGTTTTTACATAACACCGACGGAATTCATTGAAATGAACGACGGTATTAAATCCCTGTCCAAAGAAATATCCACCAGGAACGCATCACTTGACTACAGCTCTCTTGCCGGCGCCCTTCCGAATCCTGATGTTGTCTTAAGAAAAGCCGGGTTAAGAATAACTGTTTATAAGGAACTTCTTGCCGATACCAGCGTACAGGCTGGCTATTCATCACGAAAGGGGGGCGTTAAATCCAAGAAATGGGATATAAAATGGGATAACGAAAAAGATCTGCCGCTTCTTACCGACACGCTCAAAAATTTAAAAATCAACAATGTTATTGACCAGATACTCGAAGCCGTTTTTTATGGTTTTAAACCGCTTGAAGTAATGTGGGAATATAAAAACGGACTTATTCTGCCCGTACGGATTACCGGCAAACCGGTTGAATGGTTTGTTTTTAACACAGAGGGACAAATGCGATTTCTCTCAAAAACATCGGGAAGCGAGGGGATTGAGCTTCCGGACATGAAATTTCTTGTGCCGGTCAATAACGGTTCCTATGAAAATCCATACGGGTTCGCGGCTCTTTCAACCTGTTTCTGGCCGGTTACCTTTAAGAAAGGCGGGGTAAAATTCTGGGTGACATTTGCCGAGAAATACGGAATGCCCTGGGCAATCGGAAAGGTGCCGCGCGGCACATCTTCCGACGGCAGAGACGAAATGGCCAGCTCTCTTGAAAACATGATAGTGGACGGAATCGCAGTAATTAATGATGACGGAGCCATCGAATTAAAAGAGTCGGGGAACAAAAGCGCATCCACTGATGTATATAAAGAACTTGTATCCGAAATGCGCAAGGAGATTGCTCTCGGACTTCTCGGTCAGACACTCACAAGCGATGTGGGAGCTTCAGGGTCATACGCCGCGTCTAAAACACACGGAGATGTCCGGCAGGATCTTATTGATTCCGATAAAGGGCTTGTGGAGGAAACCATTAATACTCTTCTGGCGTGGATTACCGATCTGAATTTCGGTAATGAAAAAGGATACCCTGAGTTTTATCTCTATGACGAAGAGGATGTGGATAAGGTACTTGCGGAAAGGGATAAAATACTTACCGAAACGGGTGTTAAGTTTACTAAAACATATTTTGTCCGGGCATACGGACTTTCAGAAGACGAGTTTGATATCAGCCCGGGAAAGTCTTCTGATTTTGCCGAACCGGATAAAAGCGATGAAAAAGATGAAATTGATTCCGCGGCTGAACTTTTTACATCAGAGGAACAGCAGCAATTAATTGAAAACATTATGCAGCCCGTAATTGATGCAATTATGAAAGGCAACAGCTATGAGGAAATAACCGAAAAAATATCCGGGCTGATGCCCGATATGAAAACCGGTGACCTTGAAAATATATTGCAGAAAGCATTTTTTGCAGCCGAAACTTTCGGCAGAACGGAGAAAACACAGTGACTAAGAAAGCATCTCTGGGCTTCATGTTCGGGCTGCCGCCTGAAAAAGTTGTGGAATATATGAAGAGCAAGGGCTATGCCATTTCGTGGAACTGGCAGGAAGTACGGGAGGAAACACATACTAAGGCGTTTACAGTGGCCAAGGCGACAACTCTGGATATTCTTCAGGATATACGAAAAGAAGTCCAGAACGCAATTGATAACGGTATAACACTTCAAGAGTTTAAGAAAAATCTTGAGCCGACACTAAGAAAAAAAGGGTGGTGGGGAAAAGCCATTGACGGGGAAACCGGTAAAACGGTTCAGCTCGGTTCACCGCGGCGGCTAAAGACTATATATGAAACCAATCTCCGGACAAGCTATATGACCGGGAAATATAAATCGCTTACAGACCAGAAAAAGTTCAGACCTTACTGGATGTATGATGCAGTTGATGACAGTAAAACCAGACCTGCCCACGCCGCTTTAGACGGCAAAGTATATTCCGCCGATGATCCTGTATGGAACACCATATATCCGCCGAACGGCTGGGGGTGCCGTTGCAGTGTGCGGGCACTTTCGGAGGCGAAACTCAAAGCTCTCGGCAAAACAGTAGAAAGCAGCGACGGAAAACTGGTTGAAGTTGAAAAAGAGATCTCACCCGGTGAAAAGGTAACCGTGACTGGAATACAATACGCACCAGGCAAAATAATGTCTCCCGATGCCGGATGGAACTATAATGTAGGAAAATCCGCATGGAGCCCTGATTTAAATAAATATGACTCCGATCTTGCCGACGGGTATATAAAACAATTGGTTAAATCCAGTGTTTTTGATGACTTTTACAACGGGCAGAGTGGCAGGGAGTGGATAGAGGTGGGGGCGGTAAAAGACAACCTGAAAGAAATACTCGAAAAAGAAGCTAAAACTAAAACCGGTATCGTACTGCTGTCTAAACAAACAATAGATTCGCATAAACACCATAAAGATATTGGACTGAATCAATACAAAGAAATCCCTGGCATTATTAATAACCCGGATGCCGTTATTTATGATGACGACTCAAGACTTTTTTTCTATGTTAAAGAAGTTAGTAAAAGGGAAGTTGTAGTAAAAATTACGAAAAACAAAAATCAGCTTTTTGTTGTTTCATATCACACGGGAAGAATAAGAAAGAAAGGAAGAAAGATTTATGAAAAGAAATAAGGGCTGCCCGGTAGCCGCATCCACCCGGATAAATTCTCCTGCTCTCGCAGGGGCATTCGCAGCGGCAATTCTCAGCCCTCATGAATTATATTGTATGCAAAATCGGGTATTTGTCAATGATTAAGGCAAGTATTCAAATAAACAACAAAGAAATAACAAAAATGCTTGATGAACTTTCAGACAGACTTGAAAATCCCGAGGATCTGCTGATTGAGCTGGAAGGCGTGCTTCTTGACGCGGTCATGGAGAATTTTGACTCAGGCGGCAGAAGCGAAAACGGTCAGACAGAAGTGTGGGAAGATCTCAAACAGTCAACCATTGATAAAAGAAAGCTTCAGCACGGTGATAAATACCAGGTACTGGTTGTTACCGGCGGTCTTCGTGATTCAATGACCGGGTACCATGACAACGAGAAGGCGGGTGTAACCACAAATAAGGTATATGCCACAACAATGCATTTCGGCGCTAAAAAAGGAGAGTTCGGCGGGGCAACAATAGACAGCTCTGGTAAAAAGCGTTTTAAAGGCAAGTGGGTCGGGGCCAACGCAAGCACACAGCCAATACCGTGGGGCGACATCCCGGCAAGACCGTTTATGATGATTACAAATGAGGAGCGGGCCGAGATTTCAGATATATTAGAAAAGTATTTAAAAGGAGGTTGAACCATGTACGAAAAAACTGCAACACCGGCGGTGCAGAGCAAAACAATTCAGGGCATTATAATTGCCGCCACCTGCTTCATTCTCGGGCTTATAGCTCAACAGGCGGGAATTGACTATGACATCGAAGTTGTAAAGGAAACGCTTACCGTTTCGGTTGCAACAATTACCCAGGTGATCGGAACACTGTCCGGACTCTACCTGAGTTGGAAAGGCAGATATAACCCCGATATAAAGCCCATTGAACAGCCGAAAAAGGGGTTTTAAAATGGCAAAAGATTATAAAGGCATAAGCAGAAATGCTGAATTTGACGGCATTCTTGTTTCCGCACTTGTGGATGCAAGTTTCAAGATTGCCGCCAGAATCACTGACGAAGTGGACAAGTCCCTTCTTATCAGCTATATCGAACAGTTACAAAAAGGAATAAGGCAGAGAGATGAGGTTGTAAGAACTCTCATCACTCATATTAAGAAATTGGAAAAAACGGAGGAAAAGAAATGAAAAGACTCTTTTTCATTTTTGCCCTGCTGATTTTTGCGGTTGTGGCTTCTGCCTGCGCAAGTCTCAGCG